AGCCGTAGCAGAGGAACGAATAACATCCGGTGAGCCTTTAAACATTTTCCATATATTTTGTCCAATTTGAAAAAAGTCATCCCCAACTTTAACTATAACTTTAGCTTTTGACATAACTAAGTTTCCCCATAAGTACTGTCTTTATCAGACTTTTCTATTTTAAAGGACTTACCTTGCGGATAATCCTCATCAACAACGACATCTTGAGGTGGACCTACTACTGATGGTCCTTTTCTGGCAGCACCAAATCCCTGTCCGGTTGGCTTGCCAAGTATCTCATCCAAATCAGGTGGACGTTTCAATAATGTATGTGGTCCTAATCCCATTTTAAGTTCTCCTATTTCATTACTTCATAAAAAGACATGACAAATTTATTACCATCAAAAACTTGTCCTCCATGTTTCCTAGAAAACTCTCCTCCTTTTCTAACATTACGAAGTGGAGCAGTTTTTCTCTTTCCTCTTCCAAAAGACTTGGCTTTTTGTGCTTTAGTACCATAATCGTAAACTAAATTTAAATCTTTTTCTTCTTGTTTTAGTTTCTTTTTTCCTTTTGGTGGAGCTACAAATTGTTTTCTAGTAGCATAGGAGGTAGCTCCTTTTTTTGGTTTTTTAAATTTACGTCCTTTTTTTAATACTCGATTAGCAGCCCTAATATCTTTAGCAGTAATCTCTTTCTTTGATCCCGTTCCTGTAAATCTTGCTAAACCCATTTTAAGTTCTCCTCTTCTTTTTCTTCTTACGTAATTTCTCCAATGTCAAAGCAAATCTGGCTCTTTGTCCCTTTTTACCGGGAGCCTTAGCCGCTTTTTTTAAAACTGACTTAGGGATAGTCTTTCCCTTCTTGATACCAAGGGATTTACGCAATGATCCCGGTTTCTTAATCGCCTTCTTAATATCTAATTTCTTTTTCTTCTTAACCCTACCGCCTCTTTTCAATCCCGGCTTCATAATCTGTTGCCTTACACTAGCCCTGTTCACCATTAACTTGCTCCCGGTGTTATGGTATCAGGACCACCAGCAGGACTTGCAGCCACTGCCATATCATCTTGTCTAGTCCTTCTAGCCTGATTACGTAATGCCAATACTGCTCCCTGATATTGGGTCTGCCATACTGGAAGTGTATTCCAATCCTTCATAAACATAGTAGCTTCCGCCATACATCCTGCAAAAAGAGCATCATAACAATAATCACTAAAATAATTCTGGGTTGTTGCACTTGTACCTGTAGCTGAAGCTAAAGGTAAAGGTCTAGAAACTGTTTGAACCTCTCCTGATAAAGTAGAAGAAGGAGTGGGTACGACATAGATAGAAGTATTATTTTTTCTAGCATAATATCTTGGTGTCCCTATTGAAGAACTGGCATAGGGCCAGTAATCTATAGCATATTCATAAGTACGTTTAAGAAGGCTTGTCTTAAGACTGGACGCACTGGTTGTATAGTTCACATTACGAACAATATGAACTCTATCATTTAAACTAACAACAGGATTACTTACAGTAAAAGTAATACTGGTATATTCGTTTAACCCAACATCATCCAGATCTTTAAGTAAGCGTAACTCTGTACGATCTACAAAGAATGAAATTGCACTGGCAAATTCGGTAGAATCGTTTTCAGAAGTTTGAATAATATCCGTTTTAAGATATGAATATGCAACCATGTTAACCTACATATAGTGTAATTGTAGGTGCCATCGTTCCTGTTCCAGATGTTGCAACACTTAGAATACCAATAACACCAACTCCCATATCACCTATATATTGATCACTAGAATCAGTTGCTCCTACACGATACCGAATAGCTGTTCCTTTAGCTGATCTATTTGTAATCTGCTTTGTTCCTGAAATAACAATTTCACCTGCAAGAGTTGAATAGGTATGTATAGCAAGAACACGAGTTGTTGTTGGAGTGGGACTAGCGCCACCACCTTCGTCTCCTAAAGTAGTATTAACATCAATATAACGGAATCCTGTTATAATTGCTCCATCACTACTTACATTTTGTGCTACTTTAACATTTGTAGTCATGATTTCTCCTTAGAAAGGAGGAGAGCAGCCGAAACCACTCTCCTATAGTAAGATTGATATTAAGAACCTTGACTACCAAACCAGCCTCTCCAATCAGAGACACCGAAACTATACCGTTCCCTTGCCTTGAATCGAAGATTGCCAGTATCAAAATCAGGTTCCATCTTGGTTTGAAGAGGAGTACGAACAAACATTTTTGTTCCATTCGGTACATCCGTTTTAACAAACCAAGAAGTCGTATCAGTAAACCTTCGATTGATATGATAGCCTTCAGGTAACATACCCATATGACGAGTAGCATTGATTGCATTCGTATTTGGATTAGCAGCAGCAGCACTCGTTTGAGTATTACCAGGACTAGATAAAATACGATCTGCAATTGCCCAAGAGTCAACAGGGATATGCATCGAAACAGCACTGGCACCAATTAAAATACCACGATCATCTTTGATCTTTTGTATACTGGTAAGTGCAGTTTCAAGAGTTGCTTCTGATAAGTCGGAAGCAGCCAGTACGTTGGACTGATTCCCATCAGAAATGGTTGGGTGCGTTGAAGCAAAGAAAGCTACACTATCACCAATAACATCGGTAAAACCATTGTTAAAAATGTTAGCAGCTTTTACCTGTTTCGTATTAGCCATTGCACGGGCAAGACCTTTGGCACGTAGTTTAGCAAAGGTATCATAAAGATTATCTTCCATTGCCTCTTCCGTAATTGCAAAAGCCAAAGCTACAGTCTCAGCCGTATAACGGGCTGTGTAACTTTCTTGTGCATCGTCATACGATACAGCAGCACCTTCTCCCTTGGTTGGGGCTGACCCAAAACCAGTGAAAAGGACTTCTTCTTCAAAAGCACGATCTGAGTTTTCAATTTCAAAAAGAGGTTCTAACTCATTATTCACCTCTCCATACTCCATTCCGAATATAGCATTTAGGCCCGGAAGGAGTTCTTTTGATATACTAGCTCTATTTATAGCCATGATAAATCCCTCCTATTAAGCCGTTGATGCCGTAGCCGTCACGTATCGGTCACGGTGAGTATTTAACCAGACCTCTACAATGGGATAAGCATCGTTATTACCTTCGTCAGCAAACTTAGCACGTCCAAGTACACGACAAGCTAGTTCAGTTTCTGCACCACTGGCAGCAAGCAAGTAGTAGCTTGATTGACCAGTAGTTGTATTGCCTGAAGAGGCAGTTGAACTAACGGTAGCAGTGTAGTTCTTGACAATAGCAGCTTCAGCAGCCGATAGAGTCAGAGAACACTGGATGTAATAAATCTGATCAGGATCAGTAATTACGAAAAATTTAACGTCTGTGGCACTTGTTCCACCCGGCCAGTATCGTGAGAACTTTTGTTCACCATTCTCAACATATTGACAACCCATAAAAACCCCTGAAGGTTTAAGAGTTGCCGCAATATATGGAGAGATAGTTGTAAAGTTAGCTCCCGGTAATACGACAGGATCACCTGTAAAAATACTATTAGCTGGTGTTTGTGCTTGTCCTGTTGAGGTTAGTGTGATCATATCGGTCACAGCCTCAGTATTATAAGCACCACCTTTTTTACGAGCAGGGACAAAACCACGAAATGCTTTAGTAGTAGACATGTTTCATCTCCTTATAATGTAGAGACAGGTTACTTCTGAAAAGAAGGATGTCTGCCTCTGGTTGTTACGGATTTACTTGTATTAGAAATTGGCATACGAGAATCAGAACTTTTCATCAGTTGTGCATTTACTGCATCCATCATATCATTAGACTTCTTCTCATAGAATTTCTGTCTGGCCTTTACCTTTGCTGTTGGCTTCTTTGCCAACGCTACGTCTCCACGACAGACGGCTCCAAGATAACGACCTTCTTCCCTTACGAAGGATGTAATTGCCATTTCGGGAACTTCATCAGGAGTTACGAAGACCCATCCTTGCTGCTGATTTTTACCAACATTCGTGATGTCGTCTACACCTTTTACAGATATACGTATCCAACGGAGGGACATATCCTCACTATCGAATCTTGCTTGTACCGAATCCGGTATACTGAGGGCATCTGGCTCCTCAAAGGTAAATTCTTCTTCGACTTCTCTTATTGTAGCTTCCCTAACTTGATTACTACGTGTTTCATTTCGTGTCATATTTCATTCCTCCACGCTAAGTTACATTAGTATAATTGCCGTCAGCATCAGAAACCTTCAGCTTTTCAGCAGCATACTGTTCAAGTGGTATATTCCATTTCTGTGCAAGCCTAACATCTTCCTTTGATAGTTTGACTTTATTAGAACTGGATGAGGATGAGCGTGAACTCCCCGATACTACTTGAGCAGGTGGTGACGTATTATCCTGCACACGTTCTGTAGTTTCCTCTATATTTTGAGAAAACGCTTTATTAATT